TGTCTCACAACGCTGCTACTCGAGTTGAGTCGGTTCTACCGACCCATCAAGAGTCAAGCGATGTGTGCCGCGGAGCTGAGTTCGGGCCCTCTAATAGAAAGGGGATAGACTCAGCATGTGCTACATGGCGTTGGGACAGGAAATGCGTATGCATTACCTTTCTCGATGTGCTGTGTGGCAGCCTCACTCGTGATGGCACGAGAGGTGGGCGAGTCAAGTTGTCAAAGTTACGACTTTCCGGCATGAGTCCTATGGACCTTCCGGATTGTCTAGACAACATACGACAAGCCCTGGCTGGTCATTCGAAATCGTTGGCGATTACACTCGACGAGTACGACGAGTATGTCGACATCTTTTACTTCCTCCGTTCTTTGGTTGAAGTGATGCTCGACGCCGACGACATTTTCGTTCGACTTAAGCTAGCAGATCTTTGGGAAGCCTTCTCCTGCATGAAAGGACTCGATGGTGTGAGTCGCGTCGCAGTGATGAAGTATTGGACGTCTTGGCCGATGGCGCGATGGCTCAACAAGCCCGCTGGACATAACATAATGCCCACTCGCCCAGACGTACTTCCCCCGGTTCTATCAGAATCTCAATGTGATTTTCCCTTGCGAGGGTCATTGAGAAAGCACTTTCGAAACCTTCTTATTTCTCGGACGACAAATTGTCGGGCCGCCACCCTATTCACCGGCATTTTGCAGGGGGTAAAGCGTGGCTGCGCGCCCGTCAATACTGAGTTTGAGATCCATTCTTGTTTGAAGCATAAGAAGTCCTTGAGTCAACCCGTCGAACTGACCCACGAAATGGAGTTCAAACAAAAGTTCGATGCCATTTGGGGACTCCCTTCTGACCGACCATCAACTAAGCAATTGCGATGGAGGAAGAAGTATAGGACTCGACGTTTCAAAAGACGCCTTTATAATGCTTCTAATCATGCTTCGATCGAGGCTAAACGTTCGGATGGTGGACGGAAAGAGGTAATTACAGCAGTAAATCTTGCTTTGCTGGGTGAGGATGATGTGTCAACAAACACAGGTGGTAGCAGCCGCGGTTGCGACTCTCCACAATCATCTGATCCCCAACAGTCTGACTTGCTGACTCCTGATAATATTACGGCGGACAGCGTTCCCGCAGTCGCGGATAGCGACTCAGCGGACAACCTTCGTCCTAATAATGATCAGGTAGATGGAACGGTGGACAGCGCTCCCGCAGTCTCGGTTGAGGCTCAGTGTGCAACCTCCATCTTTTCACGTCTTAATTTCCTGGATTTATCTGGCCTAACAGACGCGGCTCGCGTCTTAGAGTCAATTCCGGGAAATGACTTTAGTCCAATTCCTCTTGTCCGAACACTAGAACTTCTGGATATGTACGAAGTGCGTGGTAAAGTCGTCGAACGCTATGGATATCCATTAGCATCGTACGATAAATTCCTCACTGCCGCTCATAATAGCGTGCAAGGTCGACCCCTGAAGGCAAAGGTTGAGCTCTGTCTTGAGCCCCTGAAATGCCGGGTGATTACCAAGGGTGAGGCTTTACCATATTTTGTTGCACAAACGTTCCAGAAGGCGTCTTGGCGCGCTCTCCAGGATATTCCCGCCATGAAGCTCACCAGTTGTCCTGTTGATGCTTCCATGCTTTATGGGTTGGAGATGAAGACGCGTCAGCTCGATCTAGTTTTTGACGAGTGGGTATCTGGCGATTATTCAGCAGCCACGGACGGACTCTCTCTGGGGATCAATCAATGTTGTCTCGGCTCGATGCTCGAGGCCTTTGACGCTGATCCTAGGGAGGATGAAGTCTGTCGTAAAGTACTTGGCTGTCATGAAGTATCGTATCCGAATCGATTACAAAAAGATCCGGAAGATGATCGCCTAGAACCCTTTCTCATGCAGAATGGTCAACTAATGGGCTCAGTACTCTCCTTCCCTGTCCTTTGTGCGGTTAATCTATCCGCTTACTGGTGCGCTCTCGAAGAGTACACCGGCAGGAAATTTACGAAGGATGAGTTACCATGTCTGGTCAATGGTGATGACATTCTATTTAAGTCAAATCAGGACTTTTACCCCATTTGGCAAAGGTGGATCAGCCGAGCTGGTTTCACACTATCGCCGGGTAAGAATTATATAAGTCCCAATTTCATCACCGTCAACTCCGAATCCTGGATTCATAAGGGTGGAAGCACATTCAAGAAAATTCCATTCCTGAACTGTGGCCTCCTATTCCAGGAAGCGGATGGACCAGCAAAAGTCCCATTGCGAGCGGAAACTGCCGAAAGACCTTTAATCCCGAAGCTCCAGTGGATCCTCGATAACGCCAATAACCCAAGAAGGGCATTTGACAGGATCAAACACTACTGGAAGCGATCGATCGCCATCCATACTCAGAAGGGTCGCTACAGCTTGGTAGCCCCGATGGAGTTAGGTGGTTGTGGTCTTCGGCTCCCGGAATGTTGTCAAGCAGATGTTTATTTCACTGAATTTCAGAAACTGCTTGCGGGCCGCTCACATCAAATTTATAAGTCCTTTGAAGGTAAAGTGCTTAGGGAGCATCCCACTACCGGTCTTGAAACCGTGATCGTTTCGGATGCATCTTCCCCTCTAAATCCTGTGACAAAGACCGAGCGCAATGGCGTTGCGGTCCTTCGTTCAAGGTTAGAACCGGTACGAGGTGAAAAGGAATTACGCTTTACAGACATCGAGGCATACGAACGAGTCGCGCCCGATCTGAATGTCTGTCAGACCCCGGAATGTCAATCCCGGCCTGAATTTCGTATTAAAGCTATTCCTCGACGGCGTCTAAACAATGTCTTCGCCGCTGAAACGAAGATCGCCAGTCCATTCTACTTTGATCTAGAGTTGCGCAAAATATTGACACAGGGGCCAACTGATGACGCATCCCTGGCTAGCGATACGCTAGCGAAAATTGCAGAAATGGCTACGGACCTACATTTCTCGCATGCTGCCTCTCTAGACATACATGGTCATCCTGACTGGGATGAGCTGGCCCTTCTCGGCGATGGACTCTCGGAGTGGGCACCATGCCTGATGGTCTGTTGACCATCTTGTCTTATGGTTATCCCTTACCGATTTTCCCGTGCTTTTCCTGCACGTACACCTAGCCGTCGTTTATAATCATGGCGAATATTTCGAAGCAAGAACTTCATGCCGCAATCCAAGCGTTGGCCATCATTCAGAAGGCCCAAAATGGACAAGGCAAGAAGTCCAAGCCCAAGAAGAGGGCTGCACCCAACGCTAGGGCTAGGCCTAAGCGTGCACCGGTGGCGACGAGAGGTCTTGGAGAGATCGTCCTTGCACAAGGCGTCGGAAAAGTTCCTCGAAACCCCTTCGGTTGTCGTCACATGGCTGGTAACATGCTTTGTTGGGATGCCTTTCATGAGGCTCATGCCCCTCTTCCTCGCGCTATTGGCCCGTACGCTGTCGTTCGTACGACACGTATCTTCAATTCTCAATTGAGACATATGGTGTTCGGTTGTGCGGTAGATGGATATGATCAATGGACATCGACCATCGCCTGGGGAGGAACCGGAGGAGCGATAAACGCCGCAAATGCCACATATACGTGGTCCGGCAAGCCCCCTGGTGTCCTTTCGGGTGATACTTCAACGTTATCTGTTGTTCCCGCCGCAATGTCGGTGCAAATTCTCAATCCCTCGTCAATTGATTCGGCGAGTGGTGTGATTTATGCAGCCGTTTGTCCCACACAGTTGAATCTCATCGATAATACTCGGACGTGGACAGACTTCGAGACGCAATTCACCTCTTTCATGAAGCCTCGGCTCCTGTCAGGTGGTAAACTTGCTCTCAGGGGGGTTCAGATGAACTCTTACCCTCTGAATATGTCTGTCTTGTCCAGTTTCGAAAAGATCAACGATTATGGGGACGGATACCGAACTTGGAAAACAGGCACAGGCACAGATGCTGACGCTCAGTATATCACTGGCCTCGCTCCGATGGTTGTCGTAAACACCTCTGAGAAGGATCTGACCTACGCGGTCACGACCGAATACAGAGTCCGTTTCGACATCAGTAACCCCGCAGTCGCCTCCCACAAGCTTCACGGCTGTACGCCGGACAAGACTTGGGATACAATGCTTCATAAAGCAATTGCGATGGGGAACGGAGTGAAGGACATCGTGGAGACTGTTGCGTCCATTGGACAAGCAGCTCGTGCCATGCCTGCATTAATGCCATGAGATTAACACCTCAAGATCTGCTAGCAAGCCGTATTTTTAATTATTTCTTGCTGACGTCGTAGTGCGTTGCCGTCATAGACTTCCTCAGTGCCGCAAAATTGCCGGACTTAGGGTACAAGACCCGTCAGATTCCGGAAGGCCCGAAGGTTGTCTCCCTGTCAGCATTCCCACTGCTACCGATCAAGAAGTCATTAGGATTAACCTCTTGTGCTATCGGCTGCCCCGCAGCAGGTGGGTCTTCGACCCCCAGC